CGAAGATAGTGCACCAAAATTAATTTTATTAGATGCCGTAAAAGATAGATTAGAGTTTCCAGAGTTACGTCGAGTTGCAAAAGAGCAATATGATTACTGGCAACCTGAGACTGTCTTGATTGAGTCCAAAGCATCAGGGCTACCACTAACTTATGAGTTAAGACAGATGGGAATACCTGTAGTAAATTATACCCCATCTCGTGGAAACGATAAGCATACTCGTGTTAATTCAGTTGCACCTTTATTTGAATCTGGTAATATATATGCACCTTTGAATAAACAGTTCGCTCAAGAGGTAGTTGAAGAGTGCGCTGCCTTCCCGTATGGGGATCACGATGATCTTGTAGATAGCACAACACAAGCTATTATGAGATTTAGACAAGGTGGTTTAGTCATGCACCCTGAAGATTATGAGGATGACGAACTGCCTAGAAAACAATATAAATATTATTGGTAAACTATGTTACAACTGGCAAAATTTTTATTATCACTAACAAACTTAGTTAGATCTGGAGCAATTAAAAAAATAGATCAGGCTCTTAAGTTTGCTAAAAATGAATTTGGTGAAATCACACCATTAATTAGAAAACAAATAGAAAAAGTTTTTAAAGAGGTTAAAAAACCAAAAGTTGGTAAAGAAACAAAAAAAGAAGGTAAAGTAATACCAATCAAAGAAGGCATTATGGCCACAGGTGAAGCTGGCTCTGCTTTAAAAAGAGTACAAGAGGCTACAGAAAAATTAAAAGAAGATCCAAAGTTACAAGAGATATTAAGAAATATGGGTGTAGAGGATGCGGCGCCATTAGATAGTGCAGAAAGTGTTGGAGCAGCTCTTAAAAATATAGAAGATAGGATGAGAGTTGAAAAAAATGAAGCAAATATCAGAGCAACACTCAGAGAGTTTTTAGAGAGAAGATTAAAAGATGGTACATTAAATATACCTGATGCAAGAGAAAGAGATGCCATTGAAAAAGTTTATCAGGGTGGAGTTGATCCAATTGAGGTATTTAGAAAAGCATATGGTGAAGATGCTTTGATTGCAGTCGATGATATTTTTGATCAATTTAATGATAAAATTATGAGAGAGTCTAGTAATTACAAAGAAGTAGGAGATAAGTTTGAACAACTATTTAAATTTAATAGAGGTTTTTATGACATGGCAGATCTACCTGTTCCTAAAAAAGAATATGGTTATGACCCTGGATTAATGAGCAACAAAGAGTTTGCAGATAAGTTAAGAAAAGATCTAAGAGAAAAAGAGATGTTGGAAGACTTTGATCCAACAGACAGAACAGAAAATGCTACAGGCGGCAGGGTTCAAGCGGCAAGTGGCGGGATAGCTGATATATTAAAATTATAATGAAATTAAATGAATACAATGAAATGATGGCGTACATGTTGCGACCAAGACAGAAGTTCGCAATCGGTGGCGGTGTTTTTGTAGGTAAAGAACTTCCAAACAATAGAGAGGGATTTGCTTATGTAATAAAACAAGTAAATGAAAAAAGAATTAAAGCTTCACAAGCAGCAGGTGAAGGGATAGATATTTCTTCTTTCACTCCAGAACAGAGAAAATTATATGATGAAGGAAAACTTTTTTATACTAGAGTAAAAGAATCTGATTCAAACAAATATAAAAATATTTTTGGAACAGAGGATTTTTTAAATTTTATAACGGGTGAAATTGATATAGAAGATTTACCAGATGATCTTTCAAACTTACCGCCAGAGGTAAAAAACACAGGTAAATTAGCTCAACTAATAAAAAAGAAATTTATTGTAGATTATTTATCTACTTTACCAAAAGGTAGTAAAATTCTCCTTGACAACACAGCGCGTGTAATTAATGAAAAATTAATGGAGGCTACTAATGGTAGAATAAGAATACCAGATAAACAACAATTAGTAAAAGTTTTAGATGATAAAAAATTAAACACCAATAATATTAAAGCACCTAAAGATTTAAAAGAAGCTAAAAGCTTAATGTTTGCAGATGAATATCCTGAAAAAAAAGAACTACCAAAAATTGAAAAATTAGCTGAAAAATTAAATAAAAAATATAAATTAAAAAATAAAGGTATAGTTTTTGATGCCAACACATCTGCTAAGACAGGTAGAGTTTTTTTAGAATTAAGATTCTCATCACCCGCTATAAGAGAAAAATTTAAAAAAGTTCCAAGAATAACTGCTGCTCCAACAAAAGAAGGTATAGAAAAATTAACAAACGAATTAGATGATGTAATTGATACTGATTTTTTTAAAAACTATGATTCTAGAGAGGGCATAAAATCAATGACCACTGAACAAGCTTTAAAAAAAGTAAAATACAATCAAGCAGAACTTTTTGAATATTTATTAAATAAAGAAGGACCTATTTCAGAAAAAGAAGTCCTAGATAAAATTGGTTATAATAAAGGGACTCTTAGAAAAGCTGTAGGTAATCTTCATGAAAATATATATAGAGCATTAGATGCTAATCAACCAGGAAGTGGAAGATTTTTATCTGATCAATATGATTCAGATCAAATAAAAAGTGTTTTAACAAAAATAAAAAATAATTTTAACGTGGATTATTACAGACGTACTTTTGAAAAATTGTTAATAGATGCTTATGGTGATGATGTTAAAAAATATAAACCACTTATAAATAAATTAGAAAAGTTTCGTGATTTACAAAAAGAATTACAAAAAGCTGGAGTTGGTGAAGAATTTATCGCACAACTTGATCACGTTATTCCATATAATTTTTTACAATTAATTAGAAAAGGATCAAATCCAGAGGATCTTATTAGAGTCAGAGCATATCCAGGAGTATTAAATAATAATCTATTTAAAGGAACATTAGATAGAAAATTAAATAAAGGCAGAGAAATATTTGAAAAAACTGGAGATAGAAAAATTTTAGATACTATGAATGAATTAAGAAGTTTTTTACCTGAAGACATGGGACAGGTAAGTTCTACAGGTAAAAAAGTTATAGACTATGGTGCAGAACCTTTTAATTTAAAAACTTTATATAGTGAACAACAAAAAAAGTTTGGTGAAGTTTACGAAAGAACACAAAAGTTTTTAGAAAATCCTAGAGTAATTGAATTACTTAAAACTGCAGGAATAACTTTTAGAGGTATAAGTCAATTAAAAAAGTTAAATGTTCCTGGTTTTTTAAATACTTTTAATAAAATTTTAAAAGAAAATCCTGACCTACGTGTTGAGTTAGGTGATCCTTATAAAGAAATTGAAAATCAATATGCATCAGCTTCTATGATGTCTGATGTTTCACCTGCACAAATAAATTCAGTGGATGAAGGTTTCACTGACACAGAAAAATTATTAGCAGGAACAACTGCAGGAGGTGCAGCGTACGCAGCAAGAAAACCTTTGTTAAAAACTTTAGGAAAAGTTGTTAGACCTTTTGGTTTTCCATCTGTGGCTGCAGGATTTTCTCTTAGTAATATTTTTGATTACGAAAAACCAGAAGATGCATCAATACTTGATAGACTTGATCCAAGAAATTATAAAGTGCAAGATGATCCTAATTTAACAATGGCTGGTGTAGATTTATTATTACCTGAACTTATAAAAAAAACTGCACCAAAAGGTTCTGGTATTTTATCCACGATTGGTAGAGTAGCGGCTAATCCATTTTTTAGAGCAGCTAGAGCCTTTACACCTGTTGGTGCAGGTTTAACTGCAATAGGGTTAGCAAAAGATGCGTATGAAAGATACCAAGAACTAGAAGCAATGAGTCCAGAACAAAGAGAAGATCTTGCAAGAGAAAGAGATGAATTTTCTTTTGGAGAGTTTGGAGGTGCTTAATGATAGGTAAAAAATCAGGACCACCACCAAAATCAGGCCCGGACGCACAGGGGTTGAATATTAATTATAATACTGTTAAGACAGTGAAACTGGAGAAAATAAATGGCAGAAATAGACAAGTCTTTACCGAACGTAAAGCAAACAATAAACGTTCCAAGTCCTGAAGAAGTACAAGTAGACATACAGGAACAACAGTTAGAACAAGACTCACCGATTGATATTCAACCAAATGAAGATGGTAGTGTTGATATAAACTTTGATCCATCAGTTGGTAGCCAAGAACAAGGTGAGGATCATTTTGCAAATCTAGCAGAGCTACTTCCAGAAGAAGTGTTGAGTCCTATTGGTCATGACCTGTATGAAAATTATGTAGAATACAAAGCATCAAGAAAAGATTGGGAAACATCTTACACAAAAGGTTTGGATCTTTTAGGATTTAAGTATGAAGAAAACACAGAGCCATTCAAGGGTGCATCAGGTGCAACTCACCCAGTATTAGCGGAGGCTGTAACACAGTTTCAATCGTTAGCATATAAAGAATTATTACCATCACAAGGTCCAGTTAGAACACAGATTATTGGGACACCTACACCAGATAAAGAGGCGCAATCAATGCGTGTTAAAGAATTCATGAATTATCAGATCATGGGAAAGATGGAGGAGTACGAATCTGAGTTTGATCAGATGTTATTCTATCTACCACTTACAGGATCTACATTTAAAAAAGTTTATTATGATGAGATTATGCAGAGAGCAGTATCTAAATTTGTTCCTGCTGATGACTTAGTTGTTCCGTATACGGCTACCTCATTAGACGATGCGGAAACAATTATTCATGTTGTTAAGATGTCAGAGAATGAATTAAGAAAACAACAGGTTGGTGGTTTTTACAGAGATATAGAATTAACACCTGGAAATGAAAATGAAACAGAATTAGAAAAAAAAGAAAGAGAGCTTTCTGGTATGAGCAAAGGTAGAGATCAAAGATTATTTACTCTACTAGAGTGTCATGTAGATTTAGATATCGAAGGTTTTGAGGATATGGATTCACAAGGTGAACCTACAGGAATCAAACTTCCATACATTGTTACAGTTGAAGAGGGTTCACGTGAGGTATTATCTATCAGAAGAAATTACGAAGTAGGTGATGCGTCTAGAAATAAAATACAATATTTTGTACATTTTAAATTTTTACCTGGTCTAGGTTTCTATGGTTTTGGTTTGATACACATGATTGGTGGTTTATCAAGATCAGCGACTGCAGCTTTACGATCGCTCCTTGACGCCGGAACCCTGTCTAATTTACCAGCAGGATTCAAGATGCGTGGTATCAAGATGAGAGATGAAGCACAGCCAATACAACCTGGAGAGTTTAGAGATGTCGATGCACCAGGTGGTAATTTACGAGACGCATTTATGCCTTTACCTTTCAAAGAACCATCAGGCACTTTGTTAAATTTAATGGGTGTCGTGGTACAAGCAGGACAAAGATTTGCATCTATCGCTGATCTACAAGTAGGCGAAGGCAATCAAAATGCTGCGGTTGGTACGACTGTGGCCATGTTAGAAAGAGGATCTAGAACAATGTCAGCGATTCATAAAAGATTGTATGCTTCTATGAAACGTGAGTTTGGTTTAATGGCAAGAGTTTTTAAACTTTACTTACCTCCAGTTTATCCTTATGATGTTGTTGGCGGTCAAAGGCAAATCAAGCAATCTGATTTCGACGACCGAATAGATATATTGCCAGTTGCGGATCCGAATATATTTTCTCAAACGCAGCGGATATCACTCGCTCAAACGGAGATGCAACTGGCAGCTTCTAACCCTGCAATTCACAATCAATACGAAGTGTATAGAAACATGTATGAGGCTTTAGGTGTAAAAGATATTGATTTAATTTTAAAAAAACCAGAACAACCAATGCCAAAAGATCCAGCACTAGAACATATTGATGCTTTGGCTGGAAAACCTTTTCAAGCATTCCCTGGACAGGATCATCAAGCGCATATCACAGCGCATTTAAATTTTATGGAAACAAATATGGTGAAAAATTCACCAATTATTGGTGCTGCAATACAAAAAAACATACTTGAACACATAAGTTTGATGGCACAAGAACAGATTGAGATGGAATTTAGAGAAGAATTACCTAAATTAGCACAAATGCAACAGATGGCGATGCAAAATCCACAGCTTCAACAAGAAATGCGTATGCTAACAGAGAAAATCGAGTCCAGAAAAGCAATTTTAGTGTCAGAAATGATGGAAGACTTTAAAAATGAAGAGAAAAAGATTACTTCACAGTTTGATAACGACCCGATTGCAGCTTTAAGAGCAAGAGAACTAGATTTACAAGCTAGAGAAAACGCTAGAAAAGAAAAAGAAGGCGAAGAGAGAC